AGAAGTTGAACTTGTTTGTTGCTGGATCGTATTTGGGTTATTCATCGTAATTGTATTTCCCATTCCATTACCATGAACGCTGCAATAGTATCTCAAATCATTTGGTGCGGTTGGATAAGCTGGTTGATAAGTAACTGTAGCCCCTGCTTGCCCTGGAGTTCCGCTAACAGTTGTAGTTTGTGATCCTCCAGCATCAGATTTTATTCTTAGTGGATGGTTTGCATTTGTAGCATCTGCCTGATTAAAAATATAAGTTGATGCACGTTTCATTGTAAGAACTGGATTGGTGCTCCCATTAATAGCAAAATAATTAGAACCACCTACATTCACTACTGTTACTGTGTAAGTTACAGTTTCTACATCAGAAGGATCAGCAATAGTTGAAGTTGATGTAGTTGTTGTAGCTACAGGATCAAAATTTGCAGAGTCTAAAAATCTTGCTAAAGTTGTTCTTCTTTTTACCACCGCACCAGTAAGATCATTTCCAGGCGTTACTATATTTACGTTTAACAAGATAGCTGTAATTACATTGGTAACATTACTAATAGTCAGAGTGGGTCGAGGTAATTGACCATTTGCATATTTAAAACCTTCAGCTTCCATTGGTATTGCAATATAAGTATTACCATCCCAAATTATATTTCCATTGTTAACTTCATTTGTACCAGCATGAAATCTATAAGTTGTAGCCGATCCATGTAAAGCTGCATCTGTTGTTAGCTCAAATAGTTCAATAACTGAGCCAGGATTTATGGATTGGGTTTCAGATACAGGATTTGCCATTAGGGTTCAAATACTTGTGTAAATGTTGCATTAATTCTATTTCTATTAAATTCAAATATTTCTATATTAAAACCAGGACAAATCCACTTGAAAGTTGTAGTTGTATCAGGAGGAGACCAATCAAATGATGCTCCATCCACTTTTCTTGCTTCTAGAAATGTTTCTATTTCAGCCGTATCTTCATCATTTTCATTAAATGTTAAGCTCCATTGTTTAGCTTTTTGGTTTATGCCAAAAGTAAATCTTTGCTGATAGCCATCACCAAACTGAACTGTTCTGGTATTAGTAATATCAGTTTTATTTGCAGAAAAAACAGGGTTATAACTAGGAAAAGTAGCCATTATCTTAATAAACCTCCAGGTCTTCTTTGTTTTAATAATTCTGATTGTATCGCTGCTGAGATAGCCCTGCCAAGTTCTTTACTTTGTTGTTCATCACCTTGAACAGAAGATCCAGAAGCATCTACATTTACGCTGATGTTTGTACTACCTCCTCCACCTAATTTGTCATTAGGAATTATTGTTCCTGATTTTCTTGGTACGAATAACTCTGGGCCTTTTTCCCCTACAAGTGAAGGTTTACCAGTTGGAGGTCTGCCACCATTTGCAAAACTTAACATTGGTAAACTACCAAAAATACCAGGAGCAATACTTCCTAAGATAGTATTTACACCAAGTTTCATTAAAGTATTTCCTATATCATTTAGTATTGATTTTGCAGCTTCGCCTAAAGTTTTTGTTCCTTGAATTGCAGCAACTAAATTATCACTAACACCAGAAGCAATAGACTCTCCAATTTTTTCAAAATTAGATTTTATATCTTTAGTAGACTCATTCAATTCATCTGTTTTAGTAGCAGCTTCTGACAAACTATCAACTTGCTCATCTATTTTATTTTTGATACCTTCTAAAGTTGTTAATCTGGTTTGATCTTTTTCTCCTAAAATTGCTTCTAATTTTTGTTTTTCTAAAAGTTTATCAATTTCTACCTGTAAAGCATCTTTAGCTAAACTACCTTCTTTCTCTATACCAGCAATAGTTTTAGCGAGTGCTGGATTTAGTCCATCTCTTCTTAATTCTACAATTCTTTTTGTTTCTTCCGCTTCTGCTTCAATACTAGTTTTTAAACCTTCAAACTTCTGAGTTAGATTATCTGCTTCTATTGATGTATTTCTTCTAATTGCAAATATTTGCTCTTCGGCACTAAGTTCATCCAACAAAACCTTCTTTCTTCTGCCTTCTCCTCCTCTACTTTTCATTGATTCAACAGATTTTCTTCTATCTACTAAAGCTTGTGCTTCTGCATCTCCTTCTCCTGCTGCTGCTGCAACTGTCCTAGTAGCTGCTCCAGCTTCCAATGAAGCCTGTAGTCCAGTAAGTCTTGCAACAAAGTTTGCTACTCCTGCTGCAAATGCTTGTAATTTTGTTATCGCCAAAGTAAATGAGCTTGTTAATAATCTTGTATTTTCTCCAAATTCTTTTAATGAATCTACTCCCCTTTGTCCTATTTCTGTTGCCATTAATCTCATTGAAGCATTAAAGGCTGCTGTTTTACCCTGTGTCTGTTCTATTAATTTCAAACGAGATTCTTCTGCTGATCCCTGTAAACCTAATGCGTCCGTTACAGCTTGAGTATTTTGAGTAAATGGCCCCATAGCCTGACCAAGTTTACTTATAGCATCAAGAGCACTTTGTATTGATTGAACAAGTGCTGTAGCTGCAATACCTCCTGCAAAACCACCCATACCACCAAACATTCCACCAATACCACCACCTAAAGCTCCTGCCGCTGCTCCTACTGGCCCTTGACCGAATAACAAAGGAAATGCACCACTAATTAATGCACTTTGAGTATCAAATCCTTGTGTTGCTCCTAAACTAGCCATTCCTCTACCTATAGGATTATTCATTCGTGTCCTTTGTCCTGCTGCATTTCTAGATTGTTTATCAGATATTCTGCTAAATGCTCCTTGAGCTTGTACATTTTTCCCTAATAAATCATTCTGTTGAGCATAAGCTAGGTTTAAAGCATCTTGAGCTTTTTTAAGTTGAATTGCTGCTTTAGCTGCACCATCTGTACCTAATGCAACACGATTAAAATTTCTAGTCGCAGTAGAAAGTTGTTTATTTAATGTATTAATACTTCTAACTTGACTTGCAGCACCGACAGAGGTCTTATTTCCTTTTCTGACAGCACCTTCTTTTTCAGCTTGTTTGGTAATCTGTTTATTAGATTTATTAATCTCTTTATTAAGATCTCTTATTTGTTTTTTTGCTTCTTCGAGTTTTCTTATACCTTTTACGGCAATTTCGATATCTGCTCTAGTTGCCACAACTAAACACTAAAAGGTTACTTTATTCTATCTTATCTCTTTCTTTTTGCTTTTTCCAATTCTTTTTCTTGTTGTTCATTTAAAATCAAAAAATATGCACTCCAACCGATAAGTTCTTCCATTGTCATATTTCTTACTTCAACAAGACTTTTACCTAATTCTTTTGCAACACCAAACTGTAACATCATAAGATTGTCTTTTTTCAGTTGGGCAGCTAACTCTTTGGGTCAGGGGTTTCCTCTTCTGAATTAATAACAGCAAGCATTAAAGTTTGTAAATCACTATCTTTAACTTCATTTTTTAATACGTCTATTTCTCCTGCACTAAATAATTTTCTACCATTTTCATCTTGTGCTTTAGCAATAAGTAATTGTAAAGCAAACGCATTTGCATCATTACTTTTAGCTTGTTTTTGTGCTCTTTCTCTTTCTGCCATAGTTAATGGACTTACATACATTTCAAACACAGAACCATCAGATAATTCAACTTCTTTCTTTGTCGGTTCAAGATTTGCAGCTTTTCTAAGCCTATCTAGTGCTGATAAGGTATTTCCCATAAAAATAAAATAGTATACTATTATTCTAATGCAAAGCATAAAAAAACCCCAGATAATCTGAGGTTCGTTAAGTTATGCTAATTTAACTAAGCAGATTTAGATAAGTCGAATGTAGGAGCAGCACTAGGTCTGAAGGCTATCTCTACAACTTGTCCATCATCTGGGTTAACATTAAAACTTGCAGAAGTAAGAATAATATCTGCCAAAATTGATCTACTTGCGTTTTGATCTACGTTAGCACCACTCATCTGACGATCAATATACAATCTAACTTTTGCACCAGCTTGTTGACGTTGAATAACGTCTTCAACCATTCTACTGGATAGTAATGTGTCATCATCTGTTGAATAAACACTAGCAGAACCACTACCATCAGCAAAACCTGAGATGAAGGTTCTAAATGGTGCAGTCTGAGTAACAGTTTGACCGATACTTGTTACGTCAATTTCTGCTCTGGTTATTTCAAAACTCCATTCTCTTACAGATCCAACAACTAATGGTGTAGTAAATGTAATGCTTGCAAAAGTTCCTGCTGTAAAAGTAGGTGCCGCTGAAGCTGTTAATGCTGCTCCTCCTGCTGTTGCAGAAAGTGTCATAACACCAGTTGAAGCATCATAAGTTTTTACAAAATGATCTCCTGCTGCAATACAGTTAGTTAATGTTGCTCCTGATGGATATGCAAGTGTTACTGTATCGTTAACTTTGTAACCCAACTGAGATCCTACAGTAATGTTTCCTCCTGATGAAGGAAAAGCTGTAGCTGCGAGAGTTGTTACACTTGTACCAGCAGGAGAATAATATAAAGCTCCTGAAGTACCCGATAGAACTGTAGCCATGATTAATAATTCTAAGGTTTGAACATACGGGTACTACCCGATATGTCTATAGGATAGCGTGAATTATAGTAAAGATTCAAGAAATTACTGTAGCTTGAAAATTTGTTTCGATTGTTGATACAAAGAAAGGTCTATCATCTTCAAATGTAGGCCCAGTTACTTCTCCAGTTCTTACATGAATCCCACTTGTAGGCTGCCCTGTATTGTTTAATGTTTCAATACTGGTAAATGCTGTATTAATCAAAGTTTGACTTCTAGCTGGCCCTTTATCTTTCTCTGCAAATGCTCTTACTGTAACAATTCCTCTTACATTATCTAAAGAACCAGTTAAACCTATTTCAGTTGTTACTCCAAATTGAATATTTACATAAACAAATTCACTATCTGCATCAGAAGTAACATCACCAAAGTTATCAAAAAATACTGGTACAGCAGGACTTAATGCTGCGTAAGCTGTTTTGATTGGTGCTTCAAATTTTGATCTAATTCCTTGATAATTCATTTAAAACCTTTAGCTCCTTGCTTTACTTTTTGAATAGCTTTATCTATCTCAATTTTAACAGTTTTATCTAATTCACCTCCTCGTTTAAATGTTGTTAACCAATCAGGTTGTGCTGTTCTACTTGAAACACTTGTTTCACGGCCTCCTCCAATCTCATATCTTAACGATTCACCAGGTTTTCTTCCTGTATCTGTTTGCACCCACTTCCTTCCTTTTCTACCAGCACCTATTGGTTCTGGAGTAAATCTTCTAAATCTTCCTAATTTTTTATCTTCTGCATAATCCTTGTGATCTGAAACATTAGTAATATTAAAACTAAGCCTATTTTTACCAAGAATAGATCGTGTGACTGCCCTACCGGATAATCTTGGTACTTTAATTTTAGCTGGAGCACCAGGTTGTTTTGTTCCCGAAGATGTTCTACCAGCACCTGTAATCTGCCAAGAGTTTGCATATTCTCCTGTCCAGATCGGCCCTTTTCTTTGCAATTTATCTACAGTTTCTTGTGCTGCATTTAATGGCCCACTATATGCAACACTTGCAGCCCACCGATCAAGTTCTTTTATAAATGTTGGTAATTCATTTCTTGCTCTTGCCATTTATTGTGGCCTCGCAATAACTGTATGAAGTATAGGATTATCTCCCCTCGATGTATTGATACTGATAATTCTTGCAACTTTATTTACTCCATCTGCTGCATATTGAATCCTGTCTTTAACTTTTGGATAATATGTTCCTAACTCTTTATTACCAAAAATAATCTTTAAATCATTTGTC